CCCATCGAAAGAGTTGGTGAAGAGGCTATCGATTTATATCACAGCCTTGAAACTATGCTTGATATACTAAAAAACAAATATGAAATAGACCTGGACAAAACCGCAGAATATGTAGAAACAAAAAACAGCAATAGAGATTATTATCTATGCTAACAACTAAATTTTTCCCTACTCTGTTAATCATACTCGATATATTTGCTGCAATCGCCTACGGATTTGATGGCGATATTCGCAAAACGCTCTATTGGGTATCAGCGGCGGTATTAACAATCTGCGTGACATGGTGAAAATATGAGCGAACCCCAAACAATACAACAACAGCTCGAAGCTGAACAGCAGTTAATCAACACGCTGACAGATACAACAGAGGCTGCGCTGCGTGGCAATGCGTTAAAATGCAAAGTGGCTGCATTAAAAGGAGAGCCGAACGCTGCAAAAGCTTTAATTGAAGCGCAAAAAGCTCTTGATGCATATCTGGCACAGCGTGACAGCGAAGGTTGGCTTCGCTCTGCTCCGGAGGCGGGGCGGTGGCTTGCTACGCAGGGATATATAAGCAGCAGGGGCAATGCCATCACTGCCGATGTTGCCAGAAAAGTTGTTGAGACGCTCAAAAAAGACCCGAAAAAAGGGTATAGCCAAAAACTGGTAGTGCAAGCCGCAGATATGAAATGGGGAAAGCCAGGCGGCAGGATAGATGGCAAAGTTCCGATTATTCAGGAAGAGATAGACAAAGCACGGGAACAGGCAAGAATCGCGAAAGAAACAGCCGACAAGCTCGCATTTGCAAACGATATAGCAAGAGGAAATTATTTACCGAAAAACGAAGTTGAACAGATGATTGCCGCAAGTTGTGCGTTTCTAAAGCAGGATTTGAGCAATTTCGGACCATATATTGTTGACCAAATGATAGAGCTAACAGGGAAATATCTTAAATCTCAAGGGATTGATGCCGAAAACATAACCGCAATAACACCAGATCTGCTTGATATGTATGATAACAGGCTTGAGCGGTGGCTAAACAGATATGCAGAAGCGACGGGGGGTGACAATGCAAATTGATAATCTGCCGTCAGCGTTGCCGTTTCCGGTGCAGATGCCTGGCGTTTTAGAGGTTTTTCGACAAAAAGAGAACATCACCCCCGCCGCGTTTGCCGAAAAATACCGATCTGTAACAATCGGCTCGCACCGTGGCAGTTGGGATAATGATGTAACCCCTTATCTGGTTGAGATTATGAATGCCGCCGCAGAGCCGTTTATTGAGGAGATCGTTATTTGCGGCACGCCTCAATCTGGTAAAACCAACGCCTGCATCAATATGCTGGTTTGGCATATCTATCGCTTCGGGGGAAATGGCAAATTTATCATGTTTCCCACAGGGCTGCTTGCAAAGCTCTTTTACCGTGTGCGTCTTGTGCCGATATTACAAGCCTGCTCCCCCCTTTCGGGGAGATTGTCAAAAGAGCCAAAAGACACAACCTCCGAAAAGGTCTCTCTGCGCGATGGCACGCATCTTTTTCCTGCCTGGGGCTCATCCGCTGCAAAGCTCTCATCATTCCCTGCCGATTTTATATGGGCGGACGAAATCGACAAAAACAACGAACTCACAGGTGATGAAACAGATCCTCTATCACTGCTGGAGGATAGGGTGCGAACAGCACGCCGCAGAGTATCGCTGAAATGCTCAACCCCGACGCTCGAAAATGGGCATATCTGGCAATCGCTGAATAAATGTCAGGTCGTATTTGAGCGATATGTTAATTGCCCTCATTGCGCTGCTGAACAACTAATGGATAAATCTAATATTGTCTGGTCTGGTCAGTTGGGGCTTTTTGACGGCAAAGAGACACAGCCCGATTTTGAGCCGGAGCTGATGAAATCAATGAAGCTTGCACGGTATGCATGCCCCGAATGCGGTGCGCTATGGGATGACCTCGAACGCAATCAGGCTGTAAGAGCTGGCAGGTGGTTGAGCCGTGATGGCAGAACAATAGAAGAGGAATACAAATCAAGACCTCGCTCTATTGGTTGGCACATTACCGGCTATATATGCCCCGATATTTCGCTATCAGATATAGCAGCAGAGATAATAAAAGCACGCAGCGGTGATATAGCAGCAGAACGCCGCAGGGATAACTCTTTTCTCGGCATACCTCATCAACCAAGCATAACTGCAACAGTCACAGAGGAACACCTATTAAAATATCGCTCAGAACTGCCGCGCAACCTTGTACCACCGGACACAGCAAGGCTTGTGCTGTTGGTTGATACACAACAAAGCTCTTTCTATTACCAACTCTGGAGCTTTGGATTTGCACCAGACATTAAAATGCACCTTGTCAGGCACGGCATTGTCGAAAAGTTTGTTGATATTGAGGGGATGCTTGCCGAAACATATCTTGATTACGAAAACAGAGAATATAAAATTTCAACCGGATTGATTGACTCTGGCGGTACTCGGAGAGGGTGGCAAAAACACAGCCGGACGGTTGAAGTATATGAATGGTGCAGCCGCAACCGCATAATGATGCCGGTCAAAGGGGTGCACGGCAGAACGGGAGAAACGGTATCTTACAAACAGATTGACACATTCCCCGCAACAAATAAGGCTATTCCTGGTGGGCTCAAGCGTGCAAATTTGAGGGTTGATATATTTAAGGATGAGCTTGAGCGGAGGCTACAGATAGAACCTGATGATGCAGGGGCTTTGTCGTTCCATTGCGATATTGATGCAGCTTTCGCAAAGCATTATACAGCAGAGTATAAAGACGAAAACGGGGATTGGATTCACGACAGGAAAAAAGGTCGCAACGATTACTTTGACTGCACCGTCTATGCAATCGCTCTCCGCGAAATGATTAAACTGCGAATACCGAAAAAGAGAGCAGTAGAAGAGCAGACACAAAAAACAGCTCCGATAAAACACAAACCATCATCAAGTTTTGTAAAGGGGTGGAAGATATGAAAAAAACAGGGGGATTCGTGATGAAATTTGAAGAAAAGAAATTTTGCAGAATATCCACACTTGCAGAGCGATGGGATTGTTCAAGCAGCCGAATTTATGAACTCGTCTCAAAAGGGCGGCTGCGAATCTGGCATCCTGAAAATAAAATTGGTGTTAAAGGTGCGCTTATTGAGGTTAGAAGCGTATTAGAAGCTGAAACAAATCAGGGGGAATAAATCCCCCTTTTTTTATTTGCACAAATCAACATTTTTTCCAGATGGTCAGTTATTCTCTTTATTGTACCTCCCACCGCTGTTTTTTTTCTGCAATACTCCCAACCATGTCAAATCAACTCACCACAGAACCAGCCGCTTTATATTCAGGGGACACCATTAACTGGCTCATCTCTCTGTCGGACTATCCAGCTTCTGGCGGCTGGACGCTTAAATACAATGCTGTATCAGCATCAGGGCGTTTTGCGCTCGTCTCAACAGCCTCGGGTGATGATCACCTTATATCAGCTAATTCTGCTGCTACAGCCGCTTATCCTGCCGCTGTTTATTCTCTTATCAAATATGTTGAACATACAGACGGCACACGGATCACTCTTGCAGAATCAGAAATAACCATCAAACCAAACCTTGCGGACAAAACAGCCGCTTTTGACAATCGCTCACACGCAAAAAAAATGCTCGACACTCTCACTGCATTTATTGAGGGGAGAGCAAACCCTGACCAACTCCGTGTAACCATCAACGGGGTATCTATCGACAAAATGACCGCCAAAGAGCTGTTTGAAACAAGAGCTTTATATGAAGAGAAGTACAGACAAGAACAGCAGAAATCAAACAAGATTCTCGTGAGGTTCGTGTAATGGGAATCATTAGTTGGTTGTCAAATAAAATTGGAACAAAAACAGAACAGCCACAAGAGACTATCCGCTCTTTTGCCGCTGCAAGACTCGACAGGTTATCAACAACTTTTGGTAGGGGTGGAAATCAATCTGTAGACAGCGGATTGCGCTTTGAACTGCCGCTGTTGCGCAACAGAAGCCGCGACCTCGCAGAAAATAACGACTATGTAGCTGGTTATCTTGAACTGCTGGGCAACAAAATCATCGGAGCATCAGGAATAAAGCTTCAGGTCAAAGCAAGAGGCGGTGATGGGAAGCTTGATAGAGAAGCAAATTCTGCTATTGAGACAGCATTCCGCAAATGGGGCAAAAAGGGAAGCTGCGATGTAACCGGTAGATTGTCATGGGTAGAACTTCAACGCCTTGCGCTGATCAGTATGGCTCGGGATGGCGAGGTCTTTATCAGGATGATAACAAGACCTGGACTCAATAAATATTCGTTTGCTCTTCAGGTAATAGAAGCGGACTGCATAGACATCAACCACAACGACACACTTGCAAATGGCAACATTATCAAAATGGGTGTTGAGTTAAATCAATTCAATAAGCCGGTAGCGTTTCATATTTTATCAAATCATCCAGGAGATATAAATTTCAGCTCAAACCGTTATGCACGGGTAAGAGTTCCAGCCGATGAAATAATCCATTTATATAGACCACAGAGACCAGATCAGACACGCGGCATTCCGTGGACAGCGGCAGTAATGACACGCCTGCATCATATCGGGGCTTACGAAGAAGCAGCCATTATCAACGCCCGTTTTGGTGCGTCCAAAATGGGATTCTTCACCCGCCAACCAACGGCAGGAGATCTCGGTTATGAAGCGGATGACACAGGAGCGTTAATCTCTGAAGTTGAACCTGGTCAGCTCGAAACATTGCCGGCAGGGTATGACTTCAAAACATTTGATCCGACTTATCCATCAAATGAATTTGATGCATTTATTAAAAGACAGGTCAAAGGGACATCTTGTGGCTTGCCTGGTGCAACCTACAGTGATTTATCGAACGACCTCGAATCTGTCAACTTCAGCTCAATAAGACAAGGTACGCTCAACGCCAGAGACAGCTATCGCTCTATACAGCAGTTAATGATTGATATTCTTTGCGAACCGATTTTTGAAAAATGGCTTGCAGCCGCTCTTGACTTCGGACAGCTCGAAATAATCACAACAAAGCCTGGCATCAATAAAAAACTCTCCCCTCTCAATTTTGACAAGTACAACGAACCGCTTTTTGTT